CTATTGCTGGATCACGCGAATCCCGAACCAAAAAGGCCTTTAGGATCTGATATTTTAAATCAATCGGATAAAATTCCTTTGCCGTCAGGATTTTTTCAAGCAATTCATGAATTCGAGGGATGACCTCAAAATCTTCATTCCCTCCGATGTCCCCAAGTGATATTAAATCCATGTCCCTTCTAAGGCATTTCTTTAACTTGAAAACCGCAATCACGGGATCCATATCAGGATCTTTTGTTTCTTCAAGAATTGCATTTATTTTTTCCCCATCGGAGAGATATTTATCAGAAATTATCTCATCTACCATGTCCCCATTCTCGGCAAGATCGGCCTCTATTTGCGCGGCCATTTCCCGAATATTAGTTGTTCCTTCTTCTTTTGGTTCTTGTGCCATTTTATCAACCCAAAAATCACGGTAACTTGGTAACTTCCGTATCAACCGGGGGGGATATAAAGTTATTCAAGATTTTTTGTTGTGGCTTCTCGCGGGCTTTTATGCCAATATCCCTCCTTTTTTTGATAATAGATTCATATTCTGATTTTATCTCGAATCCATTATATTTTATACCAAGTTGTTCCGCGGCCTGAATTGTGGTTCCGGTTCCTAGGAATGGATCTAAAACTGATTCGGGTTTAAGTTTATTGAACAAGTAAAACCAAAAATCCCACGGCTTATATGCTGGATGGGGATATTGGTCAGTATTGGTAAATTGGTTTTTTGGAATCTTGAGAGTAATCACGTCACGGATAAGTTGGATGTTCTTGATCTTGCCATAGAACAAGATTGGCTCCCAATGCGAATTAAAGCCTTCGGCATTCGGTTTATGCCAAATCCTGATCTGATAATCGGGCTTGCGATAAATTATCCAATTGGCCAATTCCGCACAACCGGGGGTTAAAACAATTCCCTGGCATATCCGCGTCAATTCAGGAAACCAAGAATCAACCCACTTGAAAAAATCTTGCCCCCAATCATCATTGAAGGTAATCTTGACATCCTTCATTTCAAAAGGTTGCTTCTTCTTGCGGTTCAAGGTTCCCTTTCCCTTGCCGCACCGTTTAGAAGATAACCCCGTCTTTTTTTGAATATTATATGGGGGATCAGTTATTGCCAATTCAAATTGCCCATCCTGAAATAGTGGTAAATAGTCCCGGCAATCCCCGATGATATATGTATTAAACGGGGGGATGGTTTTTTCCATATTCTTTCATCCAACGGGAAACTTCCCCGATCAATGTGAAGCCCGCGCAAGAACCCGCGATAAATACATTCCCACAAGTCTTGCATGTTGCCTTGTTCTCATCAAAATTGACTTCTATCTTAGCCTTTTTACATTTTGGGCAATATTTAGGCCGTTTATTGCGGCCCTTATATTGTGATCGAACCGAATGAATCAACCATTCAATTGCATAAGTTGGAACGGGAGGATCGGGCTTGTAGTCCTTTAATTCTTTCATTAAATTCTTTCCAAAACCATCCCCTAATCCTGGAATCTTTAACTTTTCGACATCCTTTTCCTTGGAAACAAGGTAACCTGATTCATGCACCTTATCAAGCTGAACTAGCTGATTGGTATCCAAAGTTTTTTCTGTTTTTTCTTCGGGCTTATCGGCCACGGGCTTGTTAAATTTGACCATTAGGCCTCATCCTTGTTCCATGATAATATATCCTTGATCTTATCGAATTTAGGATATTTTTCGAGAAGCTTCGGATTTGAATCATATACATATTGGAATAATTCATCTAATTCGCGTTTTACGACCGATCCACCAAATTTATATGACCGTGGAACATATATGCCAATTTGTTTCATTCCTTTTGCGGGGGGCATTGTTGAACCTTCTTGTTGGTATTTTACTTTATGTTACTGATATATTAAAATAAAATACCGATAATTTAAACTTTTATATTGCCCGGTTGGCAAATGAATTTAATAGGATCGAATAAGATGTTTGATCACACATTGTTGTTCATGCTTCATTGGCCTGAAAAGGCCTTTTTTTTCCCTTCATGGTGAAAATAATGATAGAGGAACGCGAAGGTTACCCGTGTGTTATCAACAAGACCACGGATGCAATTCTCGTTAAATGTCAAAATCTAATTCATGCACAATTAACCGAAGATTCCATAAAATTACAAATCGAGCAAAACCAGGCTTCGGTTGCCGTTACTTCCATAATCTCATTAGATTTAACCGGAATAACCTTAAATGATTTATAATAATTAACTCTTTTTATTATATTGTTTCAGAAATTTTGAACCCCGATAGTTTTATATATCTAAAGACTATTATTTCTATTATCCCCAATATTTCAAATATTTTCAAGGTGGATAATAATGAAAAAACAATTTAGCGCGTCCATAGATGAGGCCATTCTTGCCGAATTTACACGGATCACGGATGAGAATCATCAAAACCGTTCGGCAATCGCGGAGGATCTCATCAAGGATTGGAACATAAAAAATCGAAAGTGATCAGGATGCATCAAGCCATGTCAAAAGAAATTCGGGCATTTTACCAGAATGTAATTGGTGAAATGAACCGCGTTTGTGATCTTCTAATGCTCGATGAACCTGAATCTTACAAGGCTTTCATGAAGCTTTCAAAAGAAAAGAACCCTTATTTCGATACGGCTCTTTCTTGCATTGCCCTAGCAAAGGTGCACATGGAATTATTAGAAGCCAAGATGCCCGAACATGTTAAAGAACAATTCCATGAATCGATCCTTGACCACATGACCAACCCGGCATGGTTCCTTCATGAGGCATCCGATGAACCTATTGCATTGGTTAGTTCTCCCGACGGCCTTAAGGCAATCAATGCGGATCAATTAACGAAATTAACGCAAGAAGTCATCGAAAAGGCAAAAAATAAATCAAAAAGCAAATTCGAGGACATCTAAAATGTCAGTAACCCCACCTCGTTTAACGGCATCCTTGTCCCGCAAGATTGCAACGGCACAATATGAATCGGTGGATTTTTTTACGAGCTTTTCTCTCGATCTTCTATCAAATGAGCATCCCGTTCAAAGGTTGGCTTGGATGACGGCCATTCTTGAAAGCTTCATGCACGTTAAGGAGCGCGAGATTCTAGACGCGGTTAATAAGAAAAATCTACCAACCTTGTTTGAACTAATACAAAAGGTTCGGGAAAGTAGAATACAGCAATCCTCTCAAGTCAATAAGATTGACTTCAAGAAACTTCCAGGTAGTGATCCCAATTTAAGGTGATCAGCATGAGTCAAAAAACACAATTGCCCCCGGCAAACAATATCTATGAATGCCTTACGAAGGCGCCCAATTCCCCCGTGCCTAGCCTGAAAGCCATAGTTGTGAAGGTTCAGGAACCAAAGGCTTTCACGGGCAAGGATGGGAAGCCAGGAACCCGCGTTGCATTGAGAATTCGGGACCCGACGGGAGAAATTTCTTTTACCATGTTTAATCCCCCAAAGGTTCCCGAAGTCAATGATATTCTGGATATAACTTCGGGTTATATCAAGCCCCCGTATCAACCTGGAGGGGCTAATGAGCTAGGCCTTTCCCAATGGAATAGTTCGGTTGTTACTATGGGCAAGGGTCAAGCTCCCCAGGCCGTCCAAGCTCCCCAACCTCAAGGCCAGGATCCCGCGGCACAATTCTTCGGATTGCAACAAAAACCAAATCCGCAACCGGCCGCGGCCCCGGTTACCCAATGGGTTCAACCCGTGCATCCCGTTACACAACAAAGCCCCGCAATGCCGAATTGGGCAACCGGATCACAAGGCTTCTTGCCCCCGGTTCAAGCCCCGGTTCAGGCACCAACCCCGCAACCGGCCCCGGTTCAACAAGCACCAACGGCACCTATTCCAAGTGAGGAATATCCCGATGGGGATTCCTTGTACAAACCGGATGTCGCTTCGGCCATTCTTGCACTTTCGGAAAATCTTGTAATGTTAAGTTGCAAGATCGAAGAAGGAATCAAAGAAACCAATCAAAATCTCTCGGCAATCTATCAAGAACTGATGACGGGAGGGGTTGATTTGGATTCAAAATTCGATGAGATATATAAAAGATTGGTCAAAAACGGGATAAAACCGGAAATTATCTTCGCGGCCCTGGCGAAGGCTTGCGCGGAAACCAACGGCCTAGTGGATCATAAAACGGCAATAGGGGTTTTCGCAACCGAAAAAGGAATAGACATAAATGATATAATCGGAGAAAAGTAATTCTTTTTTTTTAATGGTGAAGCACATGGACTTAGAAAGAGCAATTATCAAAACGTTTTGGCTAAAAAGCCTCGAGGGACATCGAAAGTTGCAAGATAATGAAACGCGGTTTTCACATTCCCCCGAATGTTCATATTACCTTTATTATGAGAAGATTTATCCCGAAGATGAACCGGATCCTGATTCCCCGATCTTCGTTAAGGACGCGGGCGGGGTTATAACGGTGAAAAATTCCAAGGCCGTGATTGGCACCTGGATTCATGATGGAATCGAGCATTATTTGAAAACTATTGCCCGTTGTGAAGATAAAACAAAATTCATGAATGATAAAATCTTCATGTCGGGATCAATCGACATCCACTATTATGACTCTATGGATAAGATCGGGGATATTAAAACGACCTCGACTTATGTGTTTCCCGTGGTAGTTGGGCAACGGGCACCAATTTCGGATACATATTCCGAAGCAAAACGGGAAATCTCGATAATTCAGGCCAATCATTATGCCCATGTCGAAAAATGTCCCGTTTTTTGCATCATTTGGGTGGATCGGAATGATGGGCCTTTCAAGATCGAAGAATTTGTTACCGATGAGAAGTTGTTTAATGAAGTAATCAAAAAATGCGAGGATGTCTTGGAATGTGTCAAGATTTACAAGGAATCCAAGCAAATTCAACTTCCACGATATTCGGGAATTTCATTATGCGATCTTGGCAAGAAAAAGGAATGTTATTGCCGTCATAAAATCGGGGGAACCACGGATCAAGATTTTCCAGATATATCTCCCGCGCGTTGTCCCGGCCGTGATTCGATCAGGATGAGATTGAAGCTCGAGGCAACACATTCAACCCTCCCACAATTTGCAACAAAAGCCAATCTTGTTCCTCAATTACCCCGGTTTGAAACTATGGTGGATGAATATACCGAGGAACGCGAAGAAATCTGGTATTGCAAAATTTGTAACAAGCCCCTGGAAAAGGTTACTGACTTCAAGGCGGGAATGTACACGGCGCAACATTTATGGTTCGATCACAAGATCCGGGATTTTAGAACCGAAGGATTGCCAGGAAAGCCATTTGTGTGAAATTAGGAGCATGAACAACAATGAAAATAATAACCGTTAACTTATCAGAACCGCAAGTTAAAGCCTTGCAAGTTCTCCAGGACCTCGGCATGTATCCATCCCGTTCGGAGGCCATTCGGGTTGCGATTCGTGATTTTCTAATAGAGGAATTAGAATTCGGGAAACCAATTGAAGAAGTTGGCAAAAACAAAAAGAATCCTGAAATAAAATCAGAACTTGGAAAAATCTTGAAAAAATTGAATGAAGAACCCGAGGTGGAGATATGCAAGTTGCGACCTTGAATATTCCATCTATTTATTTGGATACAATTGCCAAATTAGTTTCAATTGGCATGTTCCAAAACCGTTCGGAGGCTATTCGGCACATGGTACGGGGTTTTCTGAAAAGAGAACTGAACATGGTCGAAGCATTGATTGATCTCGAGGGTATTGAAGTTAAACCCGCGGAAATAAGGAAAAAATCGGGACCAATCGACATGAGAACAATAAAGGGGGGTTGGAACAAGTGATAAGAGAAGAAGATGGAAACTTCATTGATTTTCGGGAATCCCAGGACATGCTTTCTATCGCGTCACAACGAAACTTCAATGTTAAACGCTTAACATTTGAAGATCATGCATCAGATCCATTCAAGGTTGCCCGATGGGTTCAGATAACCCGCGGGGATCGAGAATGTGGAGATATTGCGAATTACAAGGCCGTCGGGGAGATTAAAACCATTCAGGATGCAATGGGTTGGGAGCATTTTATATGGCAATGCCATAAGATGCTTTGGACGGGTAAATATGTTGCCGTTTTCATCCGTGATTATGTTTATGGCCGTTTTCAAATGATAAAAACCCGCGTCATGACTGATGAAAGCATTTCAGCAACCGAGCATCGAATCCAGGTCAAATGCGCGAAGCTTCGGATCCCCGTTTTCTATTGTGCAACAATGGATGATCTTTTCAATCGAATGGAATATTGGCTAGAGAAATGCAATGAGGCCCCGAAGCCTATCAATACCTACAATGACCATAAATCGAAATTTGAAACCCCGGTGGTCATGTTATGTGGAATCGCGGGAATTGGAGAGGTTCATGCGCGCATGTTCCTTTCCATTTCTAAAACAATAGGCCGTTTAGCCTTGGATTGCGAAGAAATGGACCTCAAGGGTTTTACCGCGCATTATAGCAAGATTAAAGGCCTTAAAAGCGCGTATTGCGAAAAGGCTTGGAGAGCATTCCACCAACCCGTTTTAGAGGATGAATCATGAACAATCCAAAGAGGCCGTTGACCAATTACAACCGCAAGCAAGGGGCCGATATTTTTACCTTTTCATTGCCCCGCAACACATGCCTGGCTCACAAAACCAAATTGTGCTTTGAACGGTGCTATGGCCGCAAAAGGGTATTCTTAACTCATGACGTTTTAGGCCGATATATCAAAAATCTTTCAGATAGTAAGGACCCTGATTTTGAATCTTGCGTGATCGATCAGATCATTCGGGAAAAAGTCGATTACATCAGGATACATACTATCGGGGATTTTTATTCGCAAGCCTATTTTAACAAGTGGGTTACAATAGCTAGGATTTGTCCCGCAACTAAATTCCTTGCTTACACGCGGAATTGGGAACTGAATGCTTATCTTCTTCCAGATAATTTCAAGCTATATTATTCCGTGGATGTTACTACAACCAAATTCAATCCGACAATCCACCGTCGATCCACCATGTTTTTCCCCCCTCCCGAGGTCAAGGTTTATGCTCATCTTGAACCTTTATCCCGGCCTGAATTCGAGGGAAGGATATGCTCTAGTAGATGCTCGCATTGCAAGACTTGTTGGAATGGCCGATTCAATATTGCATTCCCGATTGTTACCAATCTTGGCGTTACATATAAATCGGAAACTTTGGATTATTATTCGATTCCAAAAAGAACCCAGGTGAAAGCATGACAACTATGGTTAATCACATTAAGAACATGGGAAAAAATGAATGTGAAATTGTTTTTGCCAAAAATATCGAAGATTACAACTATAAACGGTGGACTTGTGCCCACGGCCAGGTTTATTATTTCGATATTGAATGCGAAAAGTGGAAAGTGACGCATTTTATTAAATATGGGAATCAATTGGGTTGTGGTTGCAAGGTTCCGTGTTCTCCAAATGAAAACCGTGGGTTAATTACACTTGAACGGCATTTGGATTTAATATCAGATATAGTTGGCGAATGCCCTTATTGCGCGAATAAAAAATCAACCGTCCTTGGATCCTATCCGCGTTGTGTTGTCATTCAATGCGATAGTTGCGGATCCCCAAGAACAATTAAACCTGATGAAATATGGGAAGAAATTCGGGACTTACAAGAAAAACGAGAAGAACGCGAGCGCGAAATTCACCAATTGGTAATGGATAGAAAGTATATTAAATCAAACATAAAGCATTATCAAGAAACAATTAGTTTCTACAAAAAAAATGGTAAAAATTTAATTCAAGAAGCAATAAATAAAGAAAAGGCTAAAATATCCCGTGAAATGAAGGATGCAATCAAAGAAATTAAAGAAAACAAAGATAGATTAAAAAAACTAAATGTAGTTGGTGCCCGTGGAAAACAATCAACCCTTAGATAATCCTTTTTCATTTCTTTTGATTTTTGGATCCCGAAACCTGGCTAATCATCCTTGTGATTGGGATGATAATACCGGGATAAGGAATTATGTTCGAGCAAGGTTGGCCGATCTTCATTTGAATCCCGAACGGGTTGCCATATTGTCGGGGGGGGCATCAGGTCCCGATATATGGGGGATAGAATGGGCAACCAAGAACGGATTTTTTACACTCGAGGATAAGCCTGATTATTCCCGTTATGGCCGAGGTGCCCCGATCATGCGCGATAAGGCAATGGCTGAAAAATGTGACATGGCTATTGGTTTTTGGGATGGTGAATCCAAGGGAACGGCACATACTAAAAAATTCATCCTTGACTTGCAAAAGCCATTAATCTTCTATCAACTTCGGATAGGTATAAGAGGGGATCCATATTTTACTTGGAGCATCCGTAACGACCGTTTTTCCCGCCTTTCCGTGTAACTTTTTTTATCTATTCAGGATCATTATTTGAGTAATGAGAAGCCCGATTAGAACCAAGGTTGTAATGATCCCGAACAAGTCTATTGCTAAACTTGCCTTGTTATAGTACACGGATTTTAGTTTTTGTCGGGGGATAGGATTGATCCAATGCAAGAGATTTTGGATCTTCTCTCGGATCCTGGCTCCTTGGTATAACTCATTATACCAGGCCGTTTGTGCCGTCACGGCATTATACAAGTTAATTTTATGCGATATTTCATCAAAAAGAGAAAAATTACATTGATATTGACCGGCCGAAAGGCACAATCCCAGGAAATCACAATCCGCGCAATTACTTTTTGTTTTGAGCATCAGTAATCGCCTTGATAGGATCCTTGATCAAGGATTTACTCAATATAATCACGGGAAAACCTAATCGAACCAGGCCTTTGAAATGCTTTTCGCATAAAATTTGTCCCCCGTTATTGATATTCCACCATGCTGTATTCTTGCAATTCTTGACATCGCATTCAGGCCGGTTAGATGGGGACATCATTTCACAAGGGATTAACTTCGCGTGATAACCTTGTATCGGGGGACCTGGTTGATTACAAACCGGGCATATTGCCGTCAGTTTATTCATGACGGGTTTTTCTTCTTTGATAATTTCAGGACCAACTTTTTCATCCTTAAGGCAATAACATTCAAAATGGATAGGAACTTCCGTCCCGTTTTCCAATTTGGTTGATCCATTGTCTTTATTCATGGGCTTTCCGCAAGCATGACAATTTTTTTCCATTTTGGTCACCTATTAGCTTCAAATAGACAAGGGGCATTCTTGACGGGTTTAGATCCGTGCTTGCACAATGCGCAAGATATTATTCCAATCCACTTGCATCTTTGGCATTGGTTTCCCGCGTGTAATGGATTACACGGGGTTTCTTGGGCTTGAATGGACATTTTGCACAATCTCGTTTTTTTGGATATGTTTCATGAAGGCATCCTTGTTCAGAAAACCAATTACAATTATTGGCATTCTTCACAAGGATTTTCTTCTTTGGGTTCTCCATATACATCGGTTTTCATGCTCCCAATTTTACTATCATTGCAAGCATGACAATTAAAATCCTCGAGGGATTGTTGTGTTTTTACTTCCCTCGTTATTATTATATCATTATGGGATCCAGCCAAATTCAACAAATAAATATCAGTCATTTCATAACCGCGCTTTCGGCCCATCCCCGTTGAATTATAACCAAAGAAATATATAATTCCACCGGGTCTTAGGACTTTATCAAAGGCATTTTTGTACATGGTAATTTCTTGGTGCTTTTCATTATTATAGGTTCTAACGGCCTGATTTGAAGAATATGGAGGATCCGCGATGATTAAATCAAATGATTTGACATAATCTTTGAGAAAATCAAGTACATTCATTTGAAAATAGGGTTTTGGCAACCCATCCATAATATCAACATAAATAACGTTTTTTTTAGTGAATCTTGTTTGACCCGCAAAAGGAATTAGGACATCAGATCGCAATTTCAGCTCAGGTTGAAGTATTTTCTTTACGAACCTAATTTCAAATGTCCAAGGTGACATTTCCCAAGCACCAATCCTTTTTCTTATAATTCTCATGGTTTGATTAATTCCTCATATAGATATACGGGCTTCTTTTGTCCCATGAAGTATCCATATTCTAAAATGCACCCGCGGGATTCTTGCCAACCGGGAGAAAGGATCAACCCGTCACATTTTTCCATTATTGCAATATCCAGGTCATACCAAAAATCAGGATCCCGTTTTTTCGCAAGATCCAGCCAATGGGAATGTGTCAAGGGGCATATAATCTTGAATCCCCGATCTAGCAATTCATTGGTCTTTTCGATTACCGAGGCCATGTTTTCTTCAATGTTTCCCGAATAGGGATGAGCAATGTAGAAAAGCTTGTTTTCTTTAGGCTTTATTGTTGTTGTTCCACGTTTAATTATGTTTTGCATCCTTTTTCACCAACAATTCTTTTAAATTTCGAGCATCCTTAATCCGTTGTAACCAGGTATATTTTCGATGCTTTGCTTCCGATATTGATTGAGCATATTTCAATTTCTGAATATCCGTGAAAGGCTTACTAATGAATCGACGGTATTCGGGTTCCTTTGGATCCGGGACATAATAACCCCAAGATTCCGTCCTGAAATTCACTTTTTCTAAAGTCCATTCCGGATCGAATGTCCCGACGGCCTTTCCCGTTTCATCCCGAACCACTTGCATCATGCCTTCTTTTGTTTGAACATAGATTGCATCGGGGGGGATAGTATCAAGTGAAAAATCAGCATTCTTCGTTATTAGAAATACAGATTTACCCTCCCGTTCCGATGCTTCAAAATCGGCCTGATTATTCATTATTTCTTGAATAAGATCCTCGGGGATTGCTTCGGATTCATCTATCACAAATTCTTCGGGCATCAAGGCCTTGTTTCCCGCCAAAATCTCATCATGACCTTGGGATTTTGTGGGTTGCTTATACTTCAAATGTTCATTATAAATGTTTGAACCGGCCTTATGCCTGGCTTCGCGTTTCAATTTTTCCGTGCATTTTGGACAAATATATTCGGCCATTTTATCACCAAAAGGATTAAATATTAAATCTGATTTAGAATATATAAATCTTATCCATCTAAAATCTGATTTATAATGAAGAAAATAATTAACGTTAATAAAGGCAAAACGGCCCGAACCATTACCATTCCATCCGATTATTTCAAGATACATGAGCACCGCAAGGCCGCGATTGTGGCTTTTGATTTTATTGAATCGGATGAGGGGATAATAACTTTAACCCCCGTTCGGGAGCAACCCGTGATTCACCAAAGAAATGGCATCCCCCCGTTCGATCAACAGAATAGCCCAAGGTTCGGATAAATGAAAACAAGAATTTATATTGAATTGGAACAATTAATGGGGGATAAATTCGAGCGCGTTGCATCAATTCAAGAAACCCATGAAGTTACCGAATTGGCTAATCTTGAATCAAAATTTTTGAAAATGTTACAAGCATTCACGGATCGACTAAAGAAGATGAATGAATAATGTGCCAAGTAACAACTACAATCCTAAAAGTCACTTGCCCGGTTTGTCGAGGCTTCGGGGCAATAGATGACGGCCAGGATTCATTTCACAATCTAAAGGCCAAATGTCCCTATTGTAATGGTCATGGCCATGTATATCGTTATTATGACCACGTAGAAGGAGAAATGTTAGAGATTGACCAAGAATGAGCAGCGAAAATTGTAAAAATTGCCTAGTTTTATACAATAACAAGCATCTTGAAGCCAAGCTCGCCAAAATTGAAGATATTCTTAACCGGGTACTTGATTCGACATATAGATGCAAGTTAATTCGGGAAGTATTGGAAGGAAAAGGTGATTGACATGAGCAATGAAAAGAATCCGCGGAAATGGACATCATGGGGATATGCTTCCACGATCTTGATTTTTATCGGGGGACCCTTGGTTTCCTTGTTACCTGAATCGGCACTTGGTTGGATAATTTATACCGGGGCCTCGATTTTGGGAATGGTATATACCTTGAAAAATCGCGATAAGGCAATTTTCGCGCAATTCGCGTATTATACACTTTGGAATGTAATCGCAATTCTAACAAGGCTAATTTAGAAAAAAAACCGGCACCCATGGCTGGATGCCGGTAAAACGCGAATGTCAAAATGGGCTTGCCCCTCACGGGGGCTTTATCTTTTTTTTAGGTTGGAAGCATCTTGACCAGGTAGGACATTAACCATCCCGCGAATAGAAAAATTACAATAATGATCCATTTCTTTGCTTCATTCTTGACCATTTTGTTGGCTTCTTCTATTGGGATTGCGGATATATATGCCGCGTTAACCCTTGCGGATTGGCTTGGATTATCAGCAATTGCCCGCGTTTTTAGGCTTGCTAATTTGACCAATTCATCCTTATCCATTATTCCGTCCTTTTGCATTTGAATTATGACATCCTCGAATTCCTGAACGGATAGTTGATTATCGGCCAGGACCTTCATTATGAAGGCATCTAATTCGGAGGTTGTGCTTGGGGTTCCTTGGCTTGGGGTTGTGCTTGGGGTTGTGCTTGGGGTTGACATGGGGGATCTACCTTTTTGTACAATATTTCTGTTTTCTTTTTTTCAATTTTACTTTTCTCGAGGGCCTTTAGATTCGCGTCATAAGTTATACACGCGTCATCTAGCATTCTTTTTAGCATTGTAACTTCCATGACTTTAAGCTCTAATTGTTCATTTACCTGGCTGATTTGATTGGTTACTTTATCGAGAAGTTTTCTCTTTTGCAACGCGCGGGATTGCCCGGCCTCGATTTTCAGGCCAACCACAACAAGCGCGGGAACGGATCCGAGCAATAGGAGCAAGAATGTATTATAATCCCAATTCCATCCCGTTGGTTGATTTGACCAAGGGGGAATCCAGGATCGAGGATCCCCCGTTCCCGTGTATCTAACGGTATTACAAAAATATCCTATTGCAAGGATCAGGACAAAAATCAAAATTGTTTTCCAAAGTAACTTAGAATTGATTTTTGGGGGCTTGTAATTAGGATTGGTAGCGCGTTCCGTCATTTCTTCTTCTAATTCATCCCAATCGACAATGTTTTCCATGAGAAAAGAATGATCTTGCAAGTTAATATTTATTTCTTAAATATCCCAACCAACTATGACCCAATCTAAATTTATCCAATTGCCTTGAGTAATGCTGGAAAATATATCAATCTTCCGATCTTCCGATACGGCTGAACTTACGTAAGCTTGCAAAGGTTGATTAACTGATTGAACGGATGCACCAACCCCATTGAAACTTCCCGTGTTTCCAAATTTTCTAAATAGGAAAAATGCTGCCACACTAGATGACCTATAAGAAACCTGGATATGCACGGCCCGAACCCCATCGGGAATGATCGCTGATAAATTAACGGTTGACCATCCCGGGGCCGTTGTTAACGCGGTTCTTGAGAAGTCATAAGCCGTGGCTTCCGGGGTCCGTTCTTCACGGGTTCCTGATCGCAATCTATTATCGGGATTTTGTTGTGTTATAGTACCTTGGGTTGTGGATGATTTTGACGCGTCATAGGATGTGCCTTGCGAATCCCCATCCCGTCCAATGCTCTTATAGACATCCATGAACTCTTTATATGTGATAATATTATTAACAAGCCACATTTCTGAAAAGTCGTTTTTCAGATCGATAGGATCTACCTGAATAACGAGGTAGTTATCACGCGGGACAATCCGAACCCCGTCATCCCATTCAAAATCAATTGTCTTGCCGGGTTGGATGAATCCTTGGCTTTTGACCCGAAGTTTTATAAAATAGGTCAAATAATTTTTAGTTGGATTTGTATAAATGTTGAAACGGTTTATGGCTAAATCAACGGCCTCGTTATGGTTCAAAATGTTTGAATCTTGAAGCTTTATGAACGATATTCCTTCCGTTCCTTCGATTGCTGGATTCCCAATATGGACATATCGAACCTGGGTTTCATTGTTCTTAGCCCCTATTACCTCACTTCTTGATATTCGCATGTCAACCTTATCAATCGAAATAACGGCCACTTGTGGATGCCCGTAGGTCCATCTTATGCCCGTTGCGATAGGTTGATTTAACATTTGAACCTTTCCATCGGGTTCATAATAAATTGCTCGTTTTTCTAAATGGCGCATGAATTTTACAATATCTTGAATTGGCATTTGCCAATTTCGCTTATATGGTGAAGAAACACTTGAAATTGTTCCCGCATAAAGGAAACACGGGAAAATACGTTCTGGTATTAACTGAAAACCGATAGGAATAATGGGGGGAATAGCAGCAATGAAAACGTTGTTTCCATTCAATATAAACTTCAAATGGTCCTCGCTCTTAAACAAAGTATTGTTGATTGCTGGAGCGACATAATTCAAAATCAATGGTCTTGCTAAATCTAATTCATATTTTTGTAATGCTTCATAATCTAAACCGACAAATTTTATTGATGAAATTGACTTTTCAGTATTTGATCGGGGATTAAACATGCGCCCGATGATACTAGTCAAACCAAATCCATCTACAAATTCATAAAAATAACTTTCCTTGTAATAAAGAAGTGATTCAGGATCGGTATAAAGTACAGCTTCACTTGGCTTTCCGGTTGCCTCGACGCGCAATTCAAGGGAGGCCGCAACGGGTTCTGGAATTAAGGCTCTCACTATTAATTTAGAACCGGTAGATGGGGAAACCTCGTTTAACCAAAATTGAGGATAATTACCTGGTGTTAATTGATCGCCAATATCATAACCAGGGGTTGGCGTAAGTTTTCTACATAATCCATTTATCGGCAACCAAATCGCGGCAAATTTATCATTTATTGTGGCATAAAATGATATATTGCTGAATTGATATTTATTTGAATCCAATGATCGGGCCGAAAGTGTATTAAATATAGGCCAACTCATTACGAATGTTTTAAATTGGCTTAATGTGGCATCCCAAAGGCTTATTGTAAAAAAAATACCGGATATATCCCGGCCTGAAACCCAACAAGCATTATCCGGTGTTGGTTGTACACCGGATTGTAATAATACACTTGTAAAAGTATTTAGACCTGAATCATAAACAAGCCAACGCGTGTTGGTTCCATCTTGAATCCCAAAAATATAAACTGATGTACTATCGCGGATCATTGAACCCGTCCAATGAACCCCATAGGTTGCATTGACTATGAAACCCGTCGTTAATGTATAAGTGTTCCTTAAAACCCATAGATTAGTAGTTTCATTTAAAGTATATGATCGAATCAAGGTAACGGGATTGGCCGGGACGGGATTAAATGCCGTTATTATGCCCATGTAACCATTAGGGATTCCTTGAAGGAAAAATAACACGCGCTCGAATTGCGGGGGATCGGGAACGGCAACCCATGAGGCACCAGAATACCGACTTATCTTTGAAAAACCCCCGGTATAATTGTGATAAACCCAATCTCCTAAATTGTTGCCTAGAACCTTATCATAGGCCGCAATGTATTGGGCATGGATTGTTTGTGAAAAGCCACGATAAATGCTCCAATTTACTGAATTATTGAATTCTTGACCTAATATATAAGTTGGACCTCCCGTAAATGATCGGAGAACCCGAATGTATCCTTGTGATAATTGATAACCAAATGGACCACATTCAATTGCAATTTTAAAGAAACCGGGATTCGATCCATCGGATAAATATCCTTTATCTTGTAATTCATAAACGCCTAATCCAGCATTATAGAGCTTTAAATATGAATTTGTAATCTTTGCCGAAACATTTTGATTAGTATCCGAAAAGAATTCCAACAAGTTGAAAGTTGTTGGAGAAAATGGAATAACGAAAGGGCCGAACTTTTTCCCATCCACCGATAAAATCCAATTGCTTCCCGTTGGGTTATATCCCATTTCAAAAGTGTGCCATGCGTTAGGAACAAACAAATTTGCTATGATCTGAACCCAAGTGACGTTATTTCTAATTTCAAGGTTGCCGGTTGAATCTACGCGCAATTGAATAGATAAACTACCATTGGAATCTCGAATTCCAAAAACAAAATGACCGGTGCTTGGTAATTGTTCAAATGCTATATCAATTAACCAGGGGCTTGTTCGATTTTGAGTAATTATTTTATTTGCTGGATTATGGACTAGGTTTCCCGTGGCCGTCACGGTATATCGTGATACTTTTGTATTCAGTTCAGGATCGGTAATTACCTCAAGAATCCCAACAGAATATGTCCATTCTGAAAATGATGCTAATGTACCAAGGGGCCAACGTAAAAAATTCTCATAAAGATGATATTTAGGATCCAAAACCGTCATTGAAAAACTACCTCGAAGTTGCCTTTCACTTTAAATAGGTTTTCCTTTTGTGCAAAAGACGGCACCAATTCAGAAAGATAACCGTTCACATAATCTACCATTATATCACTTGTATTTGCGAATTGCCAATATTGATTTGTGGCAAATTTAACAAATAGGTACAAATTGGGATTTGATATTCTCCTATGCCGTGCAAAGAATCGGTTGACCAAATTGGCTTGATCGAGAGTATTTACCTTGAGCCAACCTTCAAATGGAATTGATACCGACCATTCTCCTAATGGAACGGCAAACGAAAATCCACCAGGAAAAACTTCTTTATTTACCGCGTTTCCGATAGAAGGGGCATTGGCTTCTAAATACAGAAATAAATATGTATATCCAAATTGGAAGTTGGCCAGGTCTATATTGTCCGGATCCGACCAAATTTGAGTAGTTGAATTATTTTCGATGAGGGTTAAACCCGGTTCAGGTGCAACCATTTTAATCCACCAGAAATGCTTGTTTTTGTATTTGACGTGCTAATCTATTTATTTGTTCATCATTCAACAAGATGGGATTCGTTATATTTGTGTTATAGGTTCTTGATTCTTTTGAACCACTTTCCGCGCCTCCCGATGCAACCGCGCGTGTGAATGCCGTTAACATTTCAGGATTCATGACCAATTCTCCCGCGTGAACAATTGCGGGGCCGGTTGACATTACCGTTCCACCCTCGGCCAACCGTGCTAACCTAGGAATATCGGGGAACCAATTCAGAAAATCCATCATGTTCAGAAAATCAATGAACGCGTTGATTATGTCGATAAAGAAATTTATAAATGCTTTGAACCCGTCAACAATGGCATTCCAAATAGCCCCGGCATTATCTATCAACCAGGTTATCCCTTGGGCTATCCAGGTAAAAAATTGGGTAATATATGGAATGATGGGCATGATAACATTTTGAATTATCCAAAGCAAGACATCATTGATAACCATGACCACTTTAATGATTGCATCGAGCATTCCTGAATCAACTAGTCCCTGGATCAAGGCCATGACAACCTCGACAACCGCGGAAGTAATTGCGACTAGCTGTTCAAAAACCCCTGAATCAACTAATTTTTGAATTACGAATCCGATCAATTCAAAAATCACGGCAACAATTGGCATTAGGGCCTCGATGATAGGCATTATTGCCATCATGAGATTTATAATAATTGGAACCAACTTCTCGATAACCGGGCCTATCATTGTCCCGATCATTGTTGCTAATTGGGTAATTGCCCCTATAACCGTCGGGGAGAAAATTTGCTTGATAACATTTTGAAGAACGGGCATTAATGTTTGTTTCAAAATTCCGCTGAAAATAGAAAACAATTGTGCAAAAGGTTTTAGAAGGCTAACAATGGGTTCAAGAATCTTGTTCAGGATGTCCCCCATGCCCATTGCTTCTTTCATTTGATTGCCAATGTTACCTATAACCCCCGTTGCGGTTTTACCCATGCTTTGAAGCCCTTTTCCAAGGCCTCCCATGAGGCCTTTAGCTCCCTTGGCAACCATTCCAAAGATTGCAGCCATTATCTATGCCTTTTCATTTTTGAACTCATATCTTTTATTCCCTTTTCCTGGGCTTGTTGTTCGGCCTCGATCATTGCCCCCCAAAATATCTTCTTGGGCTTGTCGAGGGCTTTGTATTCTTCGGAGGTTAAGCCTAATGCCCTCCGAAAGTTAAATTCATCCAACATTAGGGCTAGCTCGGGATTTTCTCTAATCCAGGCTTGTCTTGCCCCTCGAGTTTTATATCGAACAATCTCGGATGCTTTTTTTTTATGCTATTGAACCGGGATTCGATTGCTTCGGCAACTTCGGCAAGAAGATCGAAGCTTAACTCGATATCATCTAAATCGGCCTCATCCGCAAGATACTTCTCATCCATCTTTGGATTAATGACCATTTTAAACATGATCAAGTTTCGCAAGTTGAGGGATGCAATTCCTCGCCGTTCATCATTATCTATTTTATCCAACTTATCAAATTCTCGAACGGCAATGTCGATAATCTGATACGGGACGGATTCCCGAACCTCAAAAGTTTTCTTTCCAATTATTATGTTTTTAGTCTTTGCCATTTGAATCATCGCGTTAAAAAAGGGTTAAATATTACACTTGAATGACGGTTGACCTCTCGTAATAATCAAGGTTAAAGTCATCCTTGCTAATTGCGGTAACTATTGCACCGGGCATGGTCTTAAATTCCGCGTCAATCCCCATTATCGAATCATCCTTGCCAGGAACCATTTCAGGATGATCCGACAAGTACATTTTATCAATTGCGATTTGGATATAATGGTTCGCGTCGATTTGGAATTTAACTAGCAACGGCATGGCGGTAACATAAGCATTTACCGATGTGTTGATCAGATCATAAAGGATTCGGGAATTTGGGAAGTAATGCAAGGTTGCGGTAAATTCCAAGGTTCCAATGGATTTAAACGAGGCATAACAATCTCCAACCACCGTTTTTAATTCGGCCCCGTTTTCGATGCTAATCTTGACTGAATCACAAATATCCTTCACAATCGGGGATTTTGAATTGTAGGTTAATGTTAATGTATCAACATTGCACCATTTCATCATTAATTCATTTCCCGGATCGGCCGGGATAGGTAATCCAACCGTTCCATCTATTGCCTTTGCAACAATAAAACCAACGGCCTGAACGGCATCGGCCGATTTTTCCGCGGTTAATTCCCAGGTCTTTATGAGCATTCCAAGCATGTCAACACAAATAGTTTCCGCGGCATTGACATTTGGAATCAGAACATGACTTGCAAAGGTTGGAAGATCCGAACCAACCCCCATAGTATGTAACCAGGGTCCCTTGAAAATCTCGCAAGAAGCCCCGTTGATACCGGCCGGGGCCGCGGGAACGGTTATGTCAATCGTTACCGTGTTGGCCGTGTTGGATAGGATGAGCAACCGGGTTCCATTATAGATTCCCGAAGTAATTTTAATCATGTCCCCGATATGGGCATTTACTGAAAGGCCTCCCGTTGTTAATGTTAGAACGGCCGAACCCGAACCTGATAAAACGACATCAGTTTTCGCCGGGGCATAACTAGTTCCCGAAGTTATGCAAGAACCTAAAACCCCATGAATGAACCTTGCGGATTGTAAATAAAAATTCAAGGATTCCTCGACGGGATCATAACCAAGCTCGCTTATGAGGTTCGGTAATCGGCCTCCACCGATTGTATATCGCCTTTCCCTTTTTAACTTCGGCCGAAGGATCGCAACTTCTCCTTCTTCGGGAATATCCAAAGATAGAGTTTTAGTTAATTGTGCATCCTTCACGGCCTCGGGAATTCGGAGGCCCCCGCGTTCAAGAATAAAAGAAATTTTGGAATTATCCCGGTGGTAAGAATCTACATGCGACATGACGATCATGTAATTACTCGATTCATCCTCATTTAAATCTTGCTTTAAACACTTTCATGGCAAGATTTTTCGTGTTGAATTGTGCCTTGATAGGAGCCAGGATTGAAACTATCTGATTGATAAAATTATCATATAATCGCTTAGCTTTATTCCGTCCATTTAATAAAATTAGATTATACCAACCTGATCGGGCATCAGGATCCTTCAATTTCTTTCCCCGACGGCCAACATTCAAATGTGACCGTTGAAGTGATTGCTTCGGATGTCGTAACCAGGTTGTGGGCATCTTGTTCACGGGTTTAGCATAAGGAATCTTTGGGGTTCCCAATTTAACCGAAAATGGACCTACCTTTTTTTGAAAGTCATCTATGCTATTTAATCCATCTTCAACCCCATCTTCAAGTGCCTCTCGCAATGCGCCCGTGTCCCGCGGGGCCGTCGTGTTGATAAGACCGGAAACCCCTCCGCGGCCAGGACCCATCAGATATTCCCGCAATGGTTCATAGAGGATTGATTCGAGAAGTGTTGCAACATTTTTATAATTAAATTCCCGAACCTTGTATTTATCCAAATCATCAGTAATCGCAACTTCGATGATAATATCCATTCCTAGTTCTCCCATTGGACCTAGGTTTCTGTGATAGGGGGTTACCTTTGCGCGGCCGGGTTGACCCTTGGCCTTTTGTCGAATCTTTTGACCGGCCTTATGTGCCCCCGCGCGCACGGCCGGGGACTTAACAATTCTAGGTGGCCGTTTCTTTTTGCCCATATATTACCACAACATACTTTAAGATAATTTAAGATACTTCTCGAACCTTGCCTTTTCGGAAAGCTTGGACCTCGAATTGTATCCACCAAGATCCTCGACGTGAAAATTGTTCGAGGGATGCAATTTCAAGACGGTTATAAACTTCGGTAACGGCAATCTTGATAGTTATATCCCTAAAGTTATTATAAATGTTTTCCGCGTCATTTTGGTGACCGGCCTTAATGAGAATCATGTAAGAATCAGCATAACCCGTTCCATTTCTCCCGCGGCCAAGGCCTAATTCATCCACGGTTGTCGAGGGCAATTGTATCAGGATGACGCGTTTTCTTCGCAAGATTCGCAATAATTCAGGATCATTCTCATTAGTAAAATCGAACCTATTACCCTGGGATCGCAATTCAACAATACTTGGCCGGTTCACAATCCATTGTCCATTTTCGATAAGAGGGGTTAACGCGAACATTTCACCGATCCCCCGGCCTGAAATGCCACAATGCAACTAATTTATAACGACGGGCTATGAGCTTGATCATCGCGTTATCTTCTTCTCTAATTGGAATCGCCTTATCGTCGTCGAGAACCCGTTTGTAAATTACAAAAGCAAAAGCCTTTAATAGATTAAAAGTATCGGCCATTATTGTTCCCGCGGGAACATTAAATATTCCATTGATTAAATCGCGGGCCTTGCGTTTAAGCATGATATTCTTTGACTTGGAGATTGTGTTATCACCGGCAACGGGTTCCCCGTCGAAAACCTCATCGGCAATCTCTTTATCATCCATGTAAAATTGTTCGGACATGAATCATTATATAAAAAAGAAGTATAAAAAAGGTTCGTTTAAGCGACGGTAATTCCATCCATCCATGCGATCATGTTCCCATCTATGACCTCGATGGAAAACTTCTCGCGGACGGAATAACCCCATGTGTAATAGCCCGTCCTGAAAACTTCTTGTTCAATTTCACTTGAAAGAAGGCCCCAACCGGCCTCATCCACGGGAACCCGAACCATAGCAATCATGGTATTTGCCGCGGATGTAACATTGGCTTGGATATTGTTAGAAGGCAAAATCATGCCTCCATTCAATTTTCCAATCGCCATTGCTAGGTTGTTTCCTTCCCGATAGGGACTCAAGAAGTTCTTGAGCTTGTTGTAAATCGGGAAGCTCATTGCAATGTCAACCGGGTATTGGGCTAGACCTTGGCTTGCGAACCAATCCAATGCTGCCTCGATATCAGCTTGGGCATTTTCGAGAATGCCGTCAGCATTGGCATCAATTTTCCAATTGCCCGAAGGACCTCCCAGGTCATGGGTTGCCGTTGAAACAATCCCCTTAACCGCGTTGGGTGCATCTCCACGGAATCCGATAACGTCCTCTTTAATCTTGACCTTTTGACGCAATCGGCCAAGAATAATTGGAAGCCGGTCCCTATTTGCGAACATGAGCTTCCAATGGTCGATCAATCGTTCGGCCGATTTGTAGATTTGAGGAAGTTTCGTGATGACGGAGGTTCCACCAAGCTCGGCATTAGACTCACCGGGGACCATGCCATATTCCGCGTCCTCGATATCATCCCATGTCGGGGTTTCCGTTTCGTTTTTGCCGTCGAATGCAATCGGGGTTACGTAAGGCGCCAACCGACGGATAAGCAAAGGTTGGTCATGGAAGGTTTGAACCAACCGATTCCCAAAATGACGGAAATCGGCAAGCAAGGGGGCATCGATCCCATCGCGTCCAACTAGTGGGTTTAGACTCATGGTTAAATCACTCCCAACCTGACCAGGACTTCATTATCCGTGCCTCCCGCAACTAATCCAACCTCGACCTTGCCAATCTTAACCGCAACACCGGCACCGGCCGCGGCCACGATCTTGCCCGAGGAATATTCTGCGAAGGCATCAGCATCCGTTACGACCGTTTCACCCGCCTTTAAGACCAATCGCACAATAACCCCTGGTTGAATGCGAATATAATCAATGGCCTCACCGGGAACGGCATAATCACTATTGGGCTTTCCCGAAATCATGGGAATGTGGCTTCTTTGAATGTCGAATATGCAAAACGGGACGGCCGGGCTTGCACCTAAAATCTTAAGTTGGTTATCGGCCGTTCCCTTGCATCCAACAAGTCCTTTTACTATGCCTTGTGCCCCCTCGAAAAGCTTGGCTCTATCAAATGCCTGGAGAGAACGACCGGCTATTAGAACTGCTTTTGTTACGGCCATGTTTAACCATCCCATTCGTCCTGATTGACATATTTACCGTGCTTCAATGAGAATCGAAGCCCGGCCTTGTTGCTTGTAGCGCGTGGCTTATCCTGGGGGATTGCCGTGCCCTTGTCTTGACCCTTGGACGCGTGACTTGCGAACCACAAAGCCCCGTTCACAAATTCGGGGGTTTTGCCGTCAAAATCTTTCGCGTCACAATTGTGGGTCTTGGTCAAAGTGTCTATATCTCCCATCAGCTCCTTGTTCTTGTAACCTGATAAAAGAGCATCTTGGGCTTTGATAGTTTCCTTGGCCAATTTAAGCTCGGCCTCGGCTGCCTTGATCGAATCAATGTTGGCAACCTTGGCTTTCAACTCGGCATTCTCCCGGATCAGCTTTTCCCTATCGGCGGAATCGCAACCCTCTTCATCTTCGGGCTTGACATCCACCGTGGGCTTTTTTTCTGGTTCGGGAACCATTATTTTATCGCCTTGTTCTTCGGGATCTTCTAGTTCACATTCATTGAGGTAAATCATTGCCGCGCGGGCGAGAATTTCTTCGGCCGTCGAATCGGGATTATCTGATTGGATTTTTCGCGCGATCTCCATGATCGACCGTTGTTGATCAAGATCAACAAAGTCTATGCTATCATAGGCCATTCGATTAATATTTATTAGGCCGTTACTAGCCCGCGGGGCAACCGTTACATGCGATAACATGGATGGATAAATTGCGACTTTAGCCTTTCCTTTTGAATCCCCAAGCACCTGGAGGGCCTTCTCATCCCGAGGTTTATTTGTTGCCGCGATGTGATCGACAATAAGATTGGCCTGAATTTCATCATAGTATTGCCCATCCAATTCTCCCGAAGTTAAATCTTCTTCATACGGATAACCGATGGAATAGCCTTTCTTGACAACGGCATTATCGAAAAAATGGTGATCGGCACAAAGAACATTTTTTCCCTTTGGGCAAGCTTTAATTTCGGCCCAACCTTGAATTTTTTCCTTTCCTGAATACATGCCATAGTTTCCGTTGTTCATTGGTGGATGCTCATCCAAGATTGGAACAATTCTACCAATATTTTTTTCCAGGTCAACCCATCTTTTCAGCTTTCGGCCGTCAGCATATTGTAAAACCCCTTCGCGGGCAATTGGTTGATTTTTCAAGGTCAACGCGTCCAATTGCTTTGTGTCACGCGCGGGAGGTTCAGCAATACCGAATTTCTTTCGGCAATGAGAAAAGGCCACGGCAATGGCCTGGTCATCATTCATTCCTTCTTTATTCAAGATTCCAATTTTCTTTTGCACACAATCCCGAAATTCTAGTGATTTGGTTGACATGGTTTTTCTCCTAAATCGTTATATCTTGAGCAATAAACACGCGGCCCCGTTTTAGGGTTGATATAATCCCCGATAATGTCATCTCAATATCGAACCAATAATTGACATCCCCGACAACATTTAGTGTATTTGCGGGGAGAATGTGGATTTTAAATTCTCCATTTGTGGGATCCGACATTTCAATTTCGACGGGGGAACCTCCCGCGTCACTATTTTTTCTTTGTAATATATAAATTGTATCCCCGCGGGCTTCTTTGATCGAGAAAACTAAACCTGAACCCGTTATATCCAACGGGGTTCCCGATTGCTTCACAATACATTTTAGATCGAAATTGTCCCCGCGATAGAATGCAAAATCTGAATTTGTTGACATGGTTAAGGACCCTCGGTTATCTCGATGGTTAAAGTTGATTCGGGAATTATTTCAAGGTCGAGCGCGGCCCCGTTAAAGCCTGGAAAGTATTGTTGATCCAGGACATTGCCAAGGGAAATCCATCCGATCATTTTACCAACCGTCGATTTTTTTTAATTTTACAAGTATTGATATAATTCCAATTGCAATACCAATATCAAAAATCATGGCAATCGAGAGAATGAATAATATATCGAAAGTGTACATTAACATCAATTCAAAAAAACGTTGATCAACATGATTATTATAAAGTGCCTCGATTAACCAAGACAATATGCAAGATGGAAAGAATAAAACCATCATTAAAAAATAAAACGTGGCTTGGATTCTCATGGTTCTTTCACCATTTTGTGACTTACGGGTAATCCCGCCATTAGATTGACGGTCAACGTATATTTTGCAACCAGGCCGGTTATCCCATCATGATTATTTGCGTTGGCCTTTGAGTCATAGGTTTCAACAATTGAACCCGTGTGAACATTGCCCGTGAAAGTATTGACCACATAAACATTTTCATGTGTTAAACCAAGGATTCGATTCAAAAGGTTTTCCAGGGCCGTGAAATTGGTTGCAAGGCTTCCCACATCCGCAATGTTGGCCAGGATATTATTTGAACCATCAAATTGCATCAGGTCCGTTTGATCCTTGATCGCGGTGATCGTGTTTTCTGGTGAAATTCGTAAAATCTTGCTGCTCGACGGCATCCAATAGAATCTATCTCGTATATAAAATTGCAAGTTGAAAACTTGCAATGCAAAAACATCCCCGGCCTGATAATCTGATATTTGAAATGATGCACGAACCCCCCATAACTGATCCTCAGCTATATCAGTAAATGGACCGGATGCAACAATGGTTGGAACCCCATTTCTAATCAAATATATCAAATAAGATGCAAAAGCACCATAGATGTTTGATACATTTAACAAATAATCAGGATTCCCCGTCAAGCTTCTATAATGCAATTCGATAATTATTGGATCTATCAACGGTTCGAGCATGGCATCAATTACATCTAGATCGGGGGACCATGATGCCTCTATCGTTAATCGGTATTGTTCTTGTCCCATTGTCGTATTACTGATATAGTTGGCGGTTAAGGCATTCCACACGGCATCAGCGATAAAAGTCGCGTCTATAATCCCCGCGTCGTTAATCCGCGCTTGGATATTGTTTAACCCGTCGAAAGTCAACTTGTTAGCCTGGGATAGGATGGTTGCAATATCCGCGGCAAGAACCCCCGCGTTGTTAATCCTTGCTTGAATGTTATTAGAACCATCGAATTGAAGAAGATCCGTCTTGGCTTGAATTGCCGTGGCCTTTGTATCAACCCCGCCAATTGCCGCGAGAACATTTGACTCATCCGCGGGATCCAAGGGAAGATTATCGGTTTTTGCTTGAATATTATTTGTAGTTATAACTATTGCACCTTGGACAAGTGCTAATTTTTCAAGTGATCCCGTGGTTCGATCATAGGTTTGCCCCGCGTCCTTGTTCAGGATCAAATCAATAACTGAATTGGCGAATGGCGGAGTCATGCTTGATATTAATAATTCATCCAGGTTATTTGCAACCAAGGCCGCATTGGATTCAGTTAAGACATTCGTTTTTTCCTGGGTTGTTAGACCGTTGGCAACCCGTTCCAAGTCATCCCGATTGGATCCGATTGCATAACGATCAGGATTTTCTAGGCCAGCTCCCCCGTCACAAATAAAGGCTATTTCAACGGTTCGATTATAACCCGCATAAGAATAACGATAGAAACCTGATCCAACCTCGGCCATTGCCGCGGCATTTACCAATACCGTTCCATCAGTAACTTTCCGAACCGTTATGGTGGGACTTAATCCCGTCTTGGGAACCCCGCGATCATTGAAATATGCTGTAAGTATCATTATCGAGTCACCGGCATTGATTTAAAATGGAATAGATCAACCTCGATTGTCCTGGCCGTGGTTGTTGTCGGGATAATTTGAAGAAATTGTAACATGCCCGTTCCACCCGCGGGAATATTAGCATCCGATATTGTGCCATTCAAAGCATTATTAATCCAAAATTCCATTGACGTTCCATTGGCCGCGCGTCTAATCATCAGATTTATCCAACTTGTATCATAAGCAATTCCCGTGTCTTGCCTGGTTTGTGTTGCACCATTCCGAACCACGCGGAACCAATTTGTATCCGCGGCCAACCGTTCAAAATAAACCCCGTTAGTGGATGGATTCGCGGTTGAATCTAAACAAATACCAATCCTGACAATATGATCCGTATTTGTCGCGGGAGCGCGTATAATCCACCGGATCATGTCGAATTGTTCCATCAGGACACGGCCAATGTTCCCCGCGGATCCAGGATAGAAGCTTGCAACTTGGCTAATCGTGGTTCCCGAAGTTCTTAGAAGGATTCCAGGATGGTTTGAAACCCCGACATTACTAGTTAGGGATCCGTTTGTGAATGACCAACCACGGTTACCGGCCTCCCCCGTTTCCGTGCTTGCGAATATAAAATCATCCATTTCTTCACAAACATAAAGGGGATTATATTCTATCCCCCAAAGGCGGCCGGCCGAATCCTTGACAAGCAAGCATAGCTCACGCGGATCGACATAAAGCCTTCTAAAGCCCGCGGCCGGGCTTGCCGGGGCCGCAACTTGATTTTTCAAGTCAACGAACCCTGGGGCTTCCAAGTTATCATTAGAGTCAATCTTGACCGTGGAACTAGACAACTTTCGGCCCGATGTCCCGTTGAATTTCGCTATGCCTAAATCGGTTGCAACCGCGGGGCCGATCACGTCATTCACGGCCGGGGCTTTGCTTGGAATCGACATCATGCTTTCCTCTTTTCGCGGATTGCAACTAAATCCGTGTGTGAAAGGCCTGATTTGAATAACTCTTTAAGCACGGCATTTACCGGCCGAACCCCCGCGTTGATCTTGTCGAATATCACGCGCGCGAGGTTAGCCTTTGTATCATGTTCTGAATCTCCCTCGGGGGATGGAATTTCTTCGTTGACTTGTTCAGATTGAACCGTCCCGCCTTTGGCCGGGGGTTCCTCAATGCCGGTTTCTTCTAATGGATTTTCGGATGGTTCAGTCAAATCCTCTTTGAAAGAAATAGAAGCCTTTGTTTGTGCCGTCGGAGGCATTTGGCTTGGGAAGTTTTTATCGATCCAGCTTTCCAGCAATAGATCACCGTCGGGGCCGTCGATTAGAGGTAATCCACAAATCCGCATGGCCTGATTTACCGTGAACAATTGGCTTCCAGCAAGCACGGTTGAAACATTGGTTGCAAGCATCGCGCTTCGTTTTTGCTCATCGGCCTTTATATCGATCCGCCAATCAATCTCGAATTCGCGGGATTCGAGCATTGAATCCAGGATAACATAAGCGCGTTTCATGTATTCTTCGGATGATTCCTGAATGCCCCCGTATATTTCGGCCATGTTGTCCTGATCCGTTTCCGAACCCGTGACCGTCCCGGTTTGAACCCCCCTCATTCTCATTTGAGGAAAACCCGTTCCCGCGGCCGTATCCTCGAAATAGGATTGTTGGGTTGCGTCATAGTCATAACCGGCCGACATCCCAGGGGTTACCGAGGTTTTCATGTCGGGAGAATGAACAATAATCGAATCTTGAACAAGTCCTTTGTAGGTTTCGGCCCAAAGCTTGGCATCTTCTTGTGTATTTATGCCTTCAATCTCGATATCCAATTGTCCAAGGCCGCGTTGGGTTACAATTTGTGCAAAATTTTGGGCAATTGATTCAGATCGAAGGATGGTTCGATAAACCGCAAGCAATTCGGGAATCCCTTGTTCCTCATTGCCGAACGGGTCACTTGTGTTTTTCCAAAGGACGGCCCGATCAGCTTTTATGTCATAACGCATGTATAAATTACCGAGAAACAATCGAGGATGAAACATTGTAACATTTCCTTGATCGTCATACTCGATATCTTCGCGCCAAATCGGGGTTACATGAATTTTTAATTTTGATTTTTGGCCAACCCTGGAAACTTCTCTTACAAACCATAAGCATTGCCCGAAGGTTCTTCGGAGAAAGTTGGCCTGGATGAATGTTTGTTTTAAATTATATTGATAGTTTAATTCCCACAATCGGGTTTCTAATCGGGGGGTTAGTGGTTCCTTTTCTAATTTGGTTTGAATGAAAAACCAACCATAATGAAAACTATTAACCACGGAAACCCAAGAAATGAAACGGCCTTTCGGGGATAATGCGGCTGCATATAAAGCCTCGCGGGGAACCATGTCGTTAGCCGGTATCATCATGCCGATAAAATCACTAGAGGCATAAGGATCCTCTCTTAGAAAATTGTTTCGATGAGAAAACGGGTCATAGGCCGTATCCCGCGCGATCTTCTTTCCAAAGGTGCGCGATGGGGGCAACGGCCTTGTAGTTGATAAAAACTTCAAAGGAGGATTGTTGGAGGTTGATACTATGGCCATGATTGTTCCCGCCTTGATTAAATAAAAAATATGGGATTTTAACCCCGTTTCACAAAAACGATAAATGTAATTCCACTTGGGAGAGTATAACCCGACAAATAACCATAACCGGCCTGATCTTGCTCATCTAGAATCACATGCAATTTTGAATGATCCCGAACCTGAATAACTCGAAACTTCCCGGCCGTGAGGGGTTCATTGGCTATTCCCTTGCTTTCAAAAGCTTTGGCTTTATTATCCTCGGCCAATTTTTTCGCGGCCTCGATTTTATAAGCCTCTAATTTCTTTTGTGATAATTCATATTCCAATCTCTCAATTTCAGTCATCTTGGAAGGATCCTTGGCCAGGATCGGAATATCCGCATTTAGAGCTTCTTTCGGATCTCCCCCGTTGGCCGGGTTATCCTCGCAAGTTGCAACATGTTTATCCAGCATTGCTTGTCGAGTATATGTATCCCCACAATATTGGCAAATCAATTTAGATTTTTTGTCGGTATTTAATGCCATTTTGATCACGCGTTTTAATGGCCGATAGATAGGTGCCCGGCCATGATATATAACACCATTAATTAGCATTTAAAGATTAGGGAAACACTCGAATTTTAAGTGTAATATAAAGCATGTTATTTTATCTTAAAGTATATTAGCCCATTTGATCCGGGCATAACCGATAAATTTATAAGACCTTGGATTCATATAGTTATATAAGTAATATACATAAATAAGATGATTCAAATGGAAAAACGCACAACCATCCAATGCGGTCAAGTTGTTGCCGATAGATTGCGAAAATATGAAGTTGCTTTTGATAAGAATCGGGATGAAATGCTTGCCTATCTCATGGACGCGTCAAAATTAGAATATGTTATCAAGCTTCAAGCCCAAATTGCTGACCTGAAAACCGAGGCCGATCCGGTTCCTACTTAAACTTCTTTTTTTATCTTTCTGATCCAATTGTGGGTTGTGTCGATTTTCCCATGAGCCATATTTCCGCGCTGACAATTGAATCGAGCAAGTCATACTCATGTTTTTTCCCCGCATTAGTATTAAGGGAAAATTCCCTTACCTCTTTATTGAATCGATCATAGGCTTGCGCGGCCTCATTAACGAAAAAGGTAAAATCCATCCCAGGAACCCCCATCATTGTTGTCATGCCGTCCCGGATCCTTTGTAACTTATCTTTGGTATTTGATTTAATGGCCGGGGGGGAAAACAAATACATTTTCCCTTGTTTAGTCAATTCCCGTTTCAATTCCCGCGTGATTGTTCGGCCATAAGTTTCTTTTTGTGAAAAGTTGCCTTCAACCCCCCAAATGCGGATTTTCCATTTCTCCAATAGTCGAGCTAGGGCCTTCGCGGCATCGGGCAAGCCCGCGCGGATAACTACCAGGTCCAAGACAAAATAGCAACCTTGATACTTGGCGATCACGGCCATGCATATTCCGTGGCCGGTCTCTCCACCTGGATCTATCCAAAGGTAGATCGGGATTCGATATTTGAATGCAAAATCAATGAATGAATTTAGGTCATGGAACCTAGGGGTTGGCATGTTGACCATAGGCCTGATTCGGTCCTTGTCGAAAAAGTTGCCTTTGGGATTGGACGCGATTAATAAATATTCCGAAAAAAAGACATCGGGGCTTTTACCTTTATCGAGCAATTCCAGGTATTTTTCCATCAGGTCCTCGATGGAATAACGTTCAGGATAGAGAGTCTTGTACAGATCCCGGTTCTTGATCTTGACCGTGAATTTCTTGACCATTATCTTATTGCCCTCAAAATCAAACCGGGGCAATCCATCCTCAAGCAAAGGTTTTAACTCGTAAGACCATGAACAATCAACAAGGGGGGGAACATTAGCATCCTTAATGGCCGGGAATTGAAATACCTCGAATGTAGGTTTAGTCTTTAACCAAAGATAACCATCATTATCCGCGTCATAACCCTTGATTGTCCCGGTAACTAAAATCCTTCCATCAAGGCCCGCGGCCGGGATTAATTTGTTATCCACAATTCGACGGAATTTAGCCATCATGACATCCGAAAGAGGTTCATCTTGAATATCATCCAGCATGACTAAATGGGGATGAGTCCCGGTAATGGCGCCCGTTTTGAATGCCGAACAAGTCAACCCCGGCCGCGAACCTTTTGGTTGAAATGAGAAATATTTTCTTAAGGCCGTGCTTGGTCGATCCTCATCTATCATGTAACCATAAAAATCCAGGATGAGGGGATTACTTTGGAGATTTTGAACAACCGAAAGCATGTTGGCCATTGCCAAATCTTTATCCCATGCGATATTTAGAACCCCGCGGAATCCATCTTTATGTTCACAGATATTTTCTCCCATGTAACCATTCGTAATAAAGGATGATTTGAAATGGTCACGCGGGCATAGGAAAACGGCCTTGCGAATCCCTGAATCGAGGATGCTTCCCCAATGTTTATGACAACGGCCAAGGGGGCTTGGATTGTAAAAGTTATGCTCGTTTAACCAAAATACTTCATACCACTTGGCATAAGTTATATCCAGGATTGCGGGCCGCGTCCAAATCAGTTTTCCCATTTGGTCGATCTTCCAAATCTCGCCTTTCCAATGCCGTCCCGTCATCGGAGGCATTTCTTCGGGGATGTCGGGAAGTTTTTTCGGCCGGCCTTTTGGCATTGGTTTAGGAATAACCAATTCAGCAAGTGGATCTACTTGCTTA